AATCTTGAACGCTTGCAGAATCTTGAACGCTTGCAGAATCTTGAACGCTTGCAGAGTGATTATAGGGATGTGCAAATTCCATCAAATGCAGTTGTATACGCAGACCCCCCCTATAAACAAACAAACTGCACAGGCTATAAACATGGTTTTGACCATGAATCGTTTGAAAAGTGGCTTTCGGAAGTTCCGTTCATGGTGGTTGTCAGCGAATATGAAGCGCCATATGAATGTTTGGAAGTTGCAAGCATAAAGAAGCAATCTTCTATGGGCACTGGGAATAAAGGCGGTTCTAACACTGAAAAGCTGTTTGTTCAAAAGCGATTTGTCGAACAGTATAAAAATTCATTTACATGAGAGGTGGTGGAAATGACCTACAAGAAAAAGAATCCGGTAGGCGCACCGCCGAAATATAAAAATTCCGCAGAAATGCAGGAAAAGATAGATGCTTACTTTGCTGACTGCGAAGGAGAGCTCTTGAAGGACGCGAATGGAGCACCGGTTCTGGATAAGTACGGAAATGAAATATATCTGCATCAGCGTCCGCCCACTGTCACAGGATTAGCGTTGGCTTTGGGGTTTGCGTCGCGAAAATCGTTGCTGGAATATCAAGGAAAGCAGGAATTTGTAAACACGATTACGCGCGCAAAAGCCCGGTGCGAAAAATACTCCGAAGAGAGGCTGTTCGACCGGGACGGAACGAACGGAGCACAATTCAGCCTGAAGTTTAACTTTGGCTGGGACAACAAAGAGGAAAAAACAGAAGAAAACGAAAGCGCAAGCCCGGCAGTCTCCGAAAACAGGCTGTTCGAGCTTTTGGCCCCGCAATTCCTGCCGACATGGCAGAAGATCATGCGAGGCGATGCAGACGAAGCGCTGGAAAAGGGTGGACGTGGCTCCACAAAATCCAGCTTCTGCAGCATCGGCGTTATCAAACTTCTGCAATTGCACCCGGATTGCAACGCGGTATGCATCCGCAAGGTGGGCAATACCCTGCGCACATCCGTGTATGCACAGATGCAGTGGGCAGTTGACCAGCTGGAACCCGGAATGTGGAAGTGTACGGTTTCCCCGATGGAGATGACCAACAAAAATACCGGTCAGAAGATCCTCTTCTTCGGTCTGGATGACCCCGGCAAGCTTAAATCTATCAAACTACCGCGCGGATACATCGGCATTCTATGGTTTGAAGAGCTAGACCAGTATGACGGAGAGGAACAAATCCGCAACGTGGAACAGTCCTGTCTGCGTGGAGGAGATTTCTCTTTCACGTTCAAGAGCTTCAACCCGCCTGCATCACCCCGTAACTGGGCAAACCGTTATGCTCTGGAAGTGCGCGACCGCAAGATCATCCAGCACTCCGACTACACGATGGTGCCGCAGGAGTGGCTTGGCAAGCGATTTCTGGATGATGCCGAAGAACTAAAGAAACGCAACCTGATCGCCTACAAGCACGAGTATCTTGGCGAGGTGACTGGCTGCGGCAAGGAAGTCTTTACCAACATCCGGGCAGAAAAGATAGACCCCGCAAGGTTTGAGCGCAAGTATCACGGCATTGACTGGGGCTGGTATCCTGACCCCTTTGCCTATAACTGCATGAGTTACGACGCAGCCCGCAAGACCCTGTATATCTATGACGAGATCACCGTGCGGCGCACACGCAACGAGGATACGTTCAAGATGCTACAAGACCGGCACGTTATGGAGCACCCGGAGAGCGAGCGCCTGACCGGTGACAGCGCCGAGCCAAAGAGCTGCACCGACTATACTGCATGGGGAATTAAGTGCTTGCCCGCTATAAAAGGCCCCAACAGCGTTGGGCAGGGCGTGAAGTGGCTGCAAAGCCTGACCGCCATCGTCATTGATCCGGCGCGCTGCCCGGACACTCTGAAGGAGTTCACCGAGTACGAGTATGATGCGGACAAGAACGGCGAGCCGCTGCCCGGATACCCAGACCACGATAACCATCACATTGACGCTACACGATACGCCATGGAGCTTGTGTGGCACAAGCCCGGAAAATAAGGAGCGAAGCAAGTGAGAACATACCAAGACCTTGAAGCGGTGCAGAACGACCCCGCAGCCAAAACCGCTTTCGTGCAAAGCTTTATTGCTGAGCACGTTACAAGCGCACCGGTGCGTACCGCTGAAAAGGCTGACAAGTACGACAGGCAGCTGAACACCGGCGTGGACGACTTTCTGGATGCGATTGCCGATATCGACTACAAACTCAACGGCATCACCAAGAGAGCCCGCCCGGAGACCGTGAAAAGCAACTCCTTCCACCGGCTCAACGTGCAACGTGTGGCGTATAGTCTTGCAAACGGCATCACCTTGCCGGACGCAGACGAAGTAAAAGCGCAGCTGGGCGAAAGCTTTGACGAGCAGCTTTACCGGCTGGGTTACCTTGCCTGCATCCACGGGGAAAGCTTTGGATTTTGGAACAACGACCACTTGGACGTGTTCAAGCTGACCGAGTTTGCGCCCCTGTATGACGAGCAGGACGGCACCATGCGAGCCGGTATCCGGTTCTGGCGCTTGCAGCCGGACAAGCCCATGGACGCTGTACTGTATGAGGAGAGCGGATACACCCGCTACACAGAGGACAGCAAGGGCGAGCGCCTGTTGCATCAGGACGGCAAGCAGCAGCCTTACAAAACCACCACGACCACAACCCCCGCCGGGGACGAGATTGTGGAGGGAGAGGGCTACGGAACGCTGCCCATTGTGCCGTTGTGGGGCAGCAGCGCCAAGCAAAGCACACTGGTCAATCTCAAGGGTTATATCGACAACATTGACCTGATCGTCAACGGCTTTTGCGATGATCTGCGCGAATGTGCGCAGGTCTATTGGCTGATCTCAAACTACGGCGGCATGAACGATTCTGACTTGCGCCGGTTCATGCAGCGGCTGCGCTTCAACCACGCCGCAAACGTGGACAACGCCGGTACAAACGGCGGCAGTGTGCAGCCCTACACGCAGGAGATCCCCACACAGGCGCGGGAGACCCTGTTGCAGCGGCTGCACAGTTCCATGTATGAGGACTTCGGCGGTCTGGACGTGCATTGCGTAAGCGCAGACAGCACCAACGACCATCTGGAAGCCGCCTATCAGCCGCTGGACGAGAACGCCCGCGACTTTGAGCAGCAAATCACCAAGTTTGTGCGTCAGGCGCTCAAAATCGCCGGTCTGCCGGACGCAAAGCCGCAGTACACCCATGTGCGTATCTCCAACACCAAGGAGCAGGTGGACATGGCGATTGCAGAAGCGACCATCATCGGAAACGAGATGGCAATAGAACTGCTGCCCAACCTGACCCCGGAGCAGAAGGAACAGGCAAAGTCCGCGCTGATGGCAGAGAGCGCAACGCGGGAGACCACAGACGAGGACGAGGAGGACAACGAGGATGAAAACTGATAAAAGGATGAAAATATTTTTCTGGATTTTCTTTGGCGTGTGCGTTGCGTTTATCATTGGAAGCGCAATTTTAAACGCCGTTTTAGCTGTTTACTACGTCAAAGGCGTTTTTAGCGCAGATATGCCTGAATGGGCTAAATGGGCGCTTGTGACTATTGCAGCGTCATGAAACAAACTGACCTTGACCGCATCTCCACCCGGCAGCTGAACAGGCTGCGCCGCCGCATTTTGCGGGTATACGGAACAGCCCGCCGGGAGATGACCGAGCAGCTGACCGAGTTTCTGGAGCATTACCAGAAGCTGGACGCATACAAGCGCACGCAGCTGGAAGCTGGGAAGATCACCGAGAGCGACTACCGCACATGGCTGCGCAATCAGGTGTTTCAGTCCGAACTGATGCACCAGAAGCTGGACAACATCACCCAGACGTGCACCACAGCCCAGCAGACGGCGTACAAGCTGGCGCGTGATGAACAGTATGATATATTTGCCCTTGGCGCAAACTGGGCGTTCTACGAACTGGAACAGGCCGCAGGCGTGTCGTTCGGTCTGACCTTGTACAACACCGAGGCGGTCAAGCGCCTGCTGCTGGAAAACCCCAAACTTGTGCCAAACAAGCGCATCAAGAGCGAGAGCAACAAAACCTACGACGCCCGGGTGTTCAACCGGTACGTTACAAAAGGCATCATAAAGGGCAAAAACGTCCATGACATTGCGGTGCAGGCTGTGCAGGGCATGGCAGACACGGAAGTGCACTGGGCGATGAACAACGCTATCACAGCCCTTACAGGCGCCCAAAACGCCGGAACGATGCAGCAGCTCCGCAATGCTCAGGCGCTTGGCATTGAGGTGCAAAAGCGGTGGAACAGCACTCTGGACTACCGCACCCGCGAGACGCACCGCCTGCTGGATCAGGAGACCGCAGACCTTAACGAGCCGTTTAAGGTGCAGGGCTATGAGATCATGTACCCGGGAGACCCCAACGCCGCCCCGGAAATGGTCTATCACTGCCGCTGCAAAGTGACCGGGGCGCTTGTAAAGTACCCACGGCAGAACTCACAGCGGCGGGACAACACTACAAAAGAGGTCACATCTGACCTGACCTATACCGAGTGGTACAAGGCAAAGGGTGGCACGGAAGCCGAACAGATGTGGTGGGCAAAAGAGCGAAAACGCAGAAAGGAGAGTTCCAAAAATGAGTAAACGAGGCTCTGGAAGTTCTACAAGGGCGAGCAGTGAGAAGACTACGCTTGATGAATTTCTCGCAAAACGTGGCTTAAGTTCGCCCATCAGCGATTACATGGACGATAAGATGCGTATTCCTCACGGCTTGACACGCCGCCAAACGGAAAAAATGCAAAGGGAAGCCCACGAGGCCGCTGCACAGTATTCCGCAAGGCGAGAGTCTGCTATTGCAGAATACAAAGCGGGCGTTGCGTCTGGCACAATCAGAGAAAAGAGCCGTGTTGAAGTTTTGATGGGCAAAGCGAAAGGGCATCCTGACAATCCTTCAACACAGGCAGCACGCCGTGCGCTGGAAAAACGTGGTTACAACTGGAAAACAGGAAAAAAACTCAAGAAAAAGTAAGGCTAGGAGGGATGAACCGTGATTCTGCCAATGGAAAACACCGAGAGGATGATATTTCCCGGTGTGGGTAAGTACGGCATCCCTGCTATCAATCCAGAAACGGATATCCGCATTGACAAGCTGGAATGGATCCCGGTCAATTATGCGCTGACCGCCAAAGACAAGGCCACAAAAGGCGTGCATTTTTACAAGGACGATTACCAGTTTGAACGGTTCTGGAACAACCCAGACAAATACATTCCCCTTTTGCAGCAGTTCGGCGCGGTGTGCTCGCCGGACTTTTCTCTTTACAGCGATATGCCGCTTGCAGTGCAACTTTTCATGCACTACAAAAAGCACTGGTTGGCTGCTTACTGGCAAATGCACGGGATCCATGTGATTCCTACGCTGTGTTGGTGCGGCGAGCAAAGTTATGATTGGTGCTTTGACGGAGAACCGGCAAACAGCATTGTGAGCATTTCGAGCCACGGCACACAGTCTGACCCATACGAAGCAGAATGCTTTGCCAAGCACTGCCGCGTGGCGCTGGACAGGCTCAAACCGACAAGTGTTTTGTGGTACGGCAAGTGCCCGGCAGAATTTGACTGGAACGTTACCAAAATCAAACCATTTCAATACGAAAGGAGGCACTACCGTGAGTAAAAGAGGTTCAGACAGTTCCGCGAGAGCGGGCGGAGGGAACGCCAACGAACACGAGTTTGAATCTTTTGTAAATGGCAAATGGGTCACCGATTACAGCAAAATTGCGGCAGAAGAGGCAAAGAGAGCCGCCGTTGTTGTGGATAGTTCCAGATACAAGAAAACGCATAACGATGTTGTGTCTTTTGTGAAAGAGCAAGTTGGCGTTGATCTCAACAAATATCGAAGTGGCGATGGTTCTTCTCCATCACATACTACATATTGGGACAAGCGCGGCCCGAAAGTTGCTTTTGATCTAAAGGGCATGACTTCAAGTGACCGCACAAAGCTGATGCAGTTGTCACAAAAGCCGTTTGGAGTAACGGTTGAACAGGGTGGCGCATGGATTGGCTTTGTTTCGAGGAAAAGGAAGAAAAAGTGAGCCATGAACTTTAACTACGACATCAAATTCACCGACAACACCCCGCAGCTGCATGAAGCGCTGGATTCATGGGCGGAGCGCGTGCTTACCATCTGGGGCATGAAGGTGCAGGACTACGCCCAGCTGCTTGTGCCAACAGGCACGGCAGACAGCACCGGAATAGAGGGCTATGTGGGCGGTGCGCTAAAAGCATCCCTTACCTACGTTGTATCTGCGGCGCAAAAGACCGTGACCATCGGCTCAAACCTGTTTTACAGCGTCTATGTGGAGCTGGGCACCGGCATTTTTGCCAAAAAGGGCAACGGACGCAAAACGCCGTGGGTCTGGCAAGACTTCAACGGCAAATGGCACTTTACCCGGGGCATGGCTCCCCACCCGTTCCTACGCCCGGCGGTAGAAGATCATATCGAAGAACTGCAAGAGATTGCAGTAGAGGAAGGAAACAAGGAAAACTAAATACATCATTGACTTTTGTGTAACCAAATGATATAATAATTATGGTGACACAAAAGTGAGGTGATTTATATGTCGCCTAGAACAGGACGGCCAACATCCGACCCTAAGACCCATGACACACGGATTAGAATGTCTGACGATGAAGTTCGTATGTTGAATATCTGCTGTGAAAAAACTGGCTTAACAAAAGCCGATGTTATTCGCAAAGGCATAAAGGAGTTGTACGAACGCCTGACAAAATAATAAGCTCTCGCCCGATGATTGGTAGTCGGTGGGCGAGAGCTTGCAAAGCACCAGAGGTTTCCCCTTTGGTAAATCCATTATACCAAACTGGGCGACCTCTTACAAGTAAATAAGAGGTATTTTTACAATGGAAACGCAAAAAATCACGAAAGCGGAACTTGAACTGGATGCTGTTTCTTGTGAACTCCGCACAATGCACAGCCTGTTGACCATTTTCGCCGACTGGTTTGACGAGACGCACAAGGCCGATATGATTGACCGAGAGCGAGACGAACGGCTGGTCAGCCAGCTTTGGCAAGAAGCACCGATGTACAACTCTTTGATTACGGCTTTGTTTGCATCCATCACCGGTCTGGAAAAGGAAGTCGATGCAGTTCTTGAATTGGAGATTGCGAGGGTCGGCAATGGATGCTAAAAAAGATATTGAAGGGAAAAGATTTGGCAGACTAATTGCGATAGAGCTTGTTCCGGGAAATGGACGTTCCAGATGGAAATGTGTTTGCGACTGCGGTAATACTATAGAAGTGAATCGAACCAATTTGGTATCTGGAAATACCAAAAGCTGTGGATGTTTAAGAAAGGAAACTTCACGAAAAAATGTAGAAAAGCACCCATTTGCTAAAAAGCATGGGAAGCACGGAACCAGAATATATGAAACGTGGACAAATATGCTTTCTAGGTGTAGAAATCCTAAAATCAGATCGTATAAAGATTATGGATCAAGAGGAATCAAAGTATGTGAAGAGTGGCTTGAATTTGAAAATTCCTATAAATGGGCGTTATCATCGGGGTATAAAGAAAATTTAACGATTGACAGAATAGATGTCGATAAGGATTATTCACCAGAAAATTGCAGATGGGCAACAACAAAGCAACAGGCAAGAAACAGAAGAACATCCGTTTTTATTACTTATAAAGGAGAGACCAAGGTATTAAAAGATTGGGCAATCGAGTACGGAATAAACAGTTGCACATTGACAGGTAGGCTTGAAAGAGGATGGAGCATTGAAGATGCACTAAATAAACCAGTAAAAAAATAAAAATCATTGGAAGAAGCTCACATTGTGGGCTTTTTCTTTTTATACCCAAATTTCAATGTATGCCGTTTTCGCACAACTGGCAGTGCTCCCGGCTCATAACCGGGTAGTTGCAGGTTCGACCCCTGCAAGCGGCACCACACCGGCAGCACGTCCGGCAAAATAACCTGATTGCCAAGCATGGCAGCCCAAGCAAGGGCAGAAAGGACGAACACACATGGCACTCAAAAGAGCAGATATCCGCAAGATTCTGGAAAACGCCGAAACCTCCAACGATGACAAGGCGAAAGCCATTCTGGACGCCTTGCACGAGGAGACCGACGCCCTCCGGGACGAACTGGATACCGAGAAAAACGCCCGCGTTGCAGCGGAGAAGGAACGGGACGCAGCCAACAGCGGTAAGCAGACCGCAGAGCAGGCGCTGACCGACTACAAGACCCAGCAGACCAAGAAGGACGCCCATGCAGCCAAGGAAGCAAAGTTCCGGGAGCAACTCAAAGCCGCAGGTGTGCTGGAAAAATACTTTGACCGCATTGTGCGCCTGTCCGGCGAGGACATCGACAAGATGGAACTGGACAGCAAGGGCAATGTGAAGAACGCGGACAAGCTGGCTGAAAGCCTGAAAACCGATTGGAGCGACTATGTGGGCAGCACCTCCACCAAGGGCGCACCGGTGGACAACCCGCCCGCAAACACCGGATCCAAAATGACCAAAGACCAAATTTTTGCAATCAAGGATTCTACCGAACGGCAGGCCGCGATTGCAGCGAATGCCGACCTGTTTACAGGCGGCGGGAAGGAATAAGCTATGGCAGCAAAAGAAAATCTGATTACCACCACCGAGATCACCGTCAACCCCCGCGAGATCGACTTCGTGACCCGCTTCCAGCGCAACTGGGATCATCTGCGGGAGATCATGGGCATCATGCGCCCCATCCGTATGCAGCCCGGCACTGTGCTGAAGAGCAAGTACGCACAGGGCACCCTGCAGAGCGGCACCGTGGCAGAGGGCGAGGAGATCCCCTACAGCCAGTACACCGTCAAAGAGAAGGACTACGGCAAGATCACCATCGAAAAGTACGCCAAGGCCGTCTCCCTTGAGGCTATCCAGAATTACGGCTATGAGGTTGCTGTCCAGAAAACCGATGACGAGTTCCTGTACGACCTGACCGCCAAGGTCACCGACAAGTTCTACAAGTACCTGAACACCGGCAGCCTGAAGGGTACGCCCAAGACCTTCCAGATGGCTCTGGCAATGGCAAAGGGCAGCGTGGAGAACAAGTTCAAGAACATGCACCGCACCGTCACCGGCGTTGTGGGCTTTGCAAACGTTCTGGACGTGGCCGAGTATCTGGGCACCGCAAACATCACCATCCAGAACCAGTACGGCTTCCAGTACATCAAGGACTTCATGGGCTACAACACCATCTTCCTGCTGTCCGATGGCGAGATCGCAAAGGGCAAGGTCATTGCCACCCCTGTTGACAACATCGTGATGTACTACGTTGACCCCTCCGACAGCGACTACGCAAAGGCCGGTCTGGTGTACACCACCGCAGGAGAGGCCAGCAACCTGATCGGCTTCCATACGCAGGGCAACTACACCACCGCCGTGTCCGAGAGCTTTGCCATTACCGGCGTGACCCTGTTTGCCGAGTATCTGGACGGCATCTCTGTCCAGACCATCACCCCGGGCGAATCGGTCTGATATACAAGGAGGTGACCCCCGCATGACGGTGCCAGAACTGTGCGTGTACACGCGAAACTTCTTTGACCGGTACGATGACCCCACCGCCGGGGAATTTACCTTCACGGCAGATACTGTCCCCGCCGGGGTATCCGCAGGGCAGTATTTCCTTGTTTGCGGGTCTATCTTTAACGACGGCGTGCACAAGGCGGGAGACGGAGACCTTACCCCTGAAACCTTCACCGGCACGGTACAGCCTATGCGCGTCCCTCCTGATTTTGTGGCGCTTGCCCAGAAGATCACCGACTACGATGCAGCCACCCCCGGCGGTGGGCGCTATGTTTCGCAGTCCTTCAACGGATGGAGCGGCACGATGGCGACCGGCACAGACGGCTTGCCCGCAGACGGCTGCACCCGCTACCGCCGGGAGATCAGCCAATGGAGGAAACTGTAATGCCTGTAAACGATTTCACTAAGTTTACCGTGATGGAGAACTTCACCAAAAAGTTCTGTTTCATGGAGAAGAAGCTGGTCTCTGATGGGCTTTTTGGCTCTACCACCACATGGGAGGACGGTATGGAGTTCCTCGCCGTAGAGCGCCACGACCAGACCATTGAAGCGCAGCAGGCAGAGCAGCAGGGCACGGCATCCACCTACTCCCTCTATGTGGATAAGGGCATCAAGCTGTCCCCCTTCGACCGCATCAAGCGGCTGGACGATGGGCAGACCTATGAGGTGACCACCGCGAGCAGCGACAAGATTTCTCCCGCCGAAAGCCAGATGAATCTTGCCGTTGTGCAGTGCAAAAAGGTGGTGCTTTCCTGATGGGCGCAGCAGAAGCCATTACCACGGCGCTGAACAGCTATTTTACGCTGTTCAATATTCCGGTATACCCGGAGGATTTCGTGCCGCAGGGCACTTCCCTGCCCTATATCACGGTGCTGCCGGTCATCCCCAAAGGTTTTGACGAGAGCAGCACCTTTCATGCGCGGCTGTGGTATCCGGTAGACGGCGGCAAGCTACCCATCATCCGCAAAACAGATGAGATGCGCGCTGCCCTCGGGGATGGGCTTACCATCGAGTGCGAGGGCGGCGCAATTCTTTTATGCGCGGGCAATCCGTGGGCGCAGTCTATGGACAACCCCCCGGAAAAATACCTGTGCACATACCTTACTTTTGACGTCACATCCTTTGTGGTGTGAGAAAGGATAACGCATGAACAAAATGTATCACGCCATTTCGCCGGATGCTTTCAAAAAGCTGCAATTTCAGGCGGGTCAGCTTCTCAAGAAGTTTGACACGACCGAAGCAACTCCCATTGCAGCAGAGGATATGGTCTGTCTGACCTCCGGCGGCATCTCCATCACCTGCAAGCCCAACACCGTGGACTTTGGCGAGGGTCTGGACGAAGTTCCCGAGAACACCTATCAGCTGAAGCACATCAAAAGTTGGGACTGCGGTCTGTCTACCACCTGCATGACTATCAGCGCAGACACCATCAGGCTTTCCTTGGGCGCTGCGGACGTGGAAGCCAACAAGATCACCGTGCGTGAGGACTACAAGGACACGGACTTTCAGGATATCTGGTGGCACGGCAATCTGGTCGGCGGCGGTGATGCCGCAATCCGGCTTATGAAAGCTGCCAGCGACGGCGGCCTTGAGCTGAAAACCACTAAGGACGGCAATGGCAACCTCAATCTGAGCCTGAAGGGACACTACGACATGACCGACACCAGCAAGGTGCCTATGGAGTTCTACGTCAAGGAGGCAGAGTAATGATTCTTACCATCAATCTTGACCCCGTGGAAGCCCTGCCCAAGCTGTATGATGCGGTGGACGGCATTACTCGCATGATCATGGACGCAAAGGACAACGTAGACAACCCAGAGACCAAAGCCGCCCGGGAGACCATCGTTGCCAACGCCATGAAGCTGCTGGGCGCAGAGCCTGCAAAAACCGCAGAGGGCAAGAAAAAGCTGACCCCGCGCGAGTTTGTGCTGGCTGCGCTGGACTTTATCAAGCCCCTGATGAAGCTTGACCCGCAGCGCACCATGAACGCCCTGCACCAGCTGTACACGCTGGAAAAGGGCGAGAAAGACACCCTGCCCAAGGCGTTCACTGCGCTTACCAAGTCCGTGATGCAGGAGGATATGCAGGATTTTTTGTCCTCGCTGGCCGACTTGAACGGCCTGAGTTTTGGCACTACCTCTGCCGCGCTGACCTCCAGCATCTCAGCGCCTACGGAATAAAGTATTTCGTCTGGTTCGTCATCAGCGAGATGCGCGAACGCCAGCGCACAAAGGCATACCAGCTGTACACGGCTGATATGCTTTTTCTTTGTGCTGTATCGCTGGGGCAGCAGGTGGAGCAGTCCTTCAGCGAGATCATGGAAGAGTACGACAAGCCGCTATCCCAGCGCCGACACGAAACCACACTGGAAGAAGCGCAGGCGTGCTGGGAAAAAACGCTTGCAGACAGTAAAAAAGCCGCAGAGCAGAACGGAGGTGGTGAGACCTGACTATTTTCAATTTGATGGCCACTTTGGGGCTTGATACCTCCGAGTATGAGCAGGGCATCGAGCAGGCCAGAAAAGAGACGCAAAGCGCCGCAAACTCGCTGAACCGCAGCGCAAACACAGCCGGGAGCGGCGTTTCAGGCATGGCAAACCAGTTTGCAGCAGCCAGCGCAAAAGCGACTGTCCTTGCAAATATGCTTACTTCGCTTGGGACAAAAGCGGTAGGCCTTGCAAAGGGCTTTGTGGAGATGGGCATTTCTTATAACGCCCAGATAGAAAAGTACACCACCGGCTTTACCAATATGCTGGGCAGCGCACAGGCCGCACAGGAAGCCATGCAGGCCATTCAGGAGGACGCAGCCCGCACCCCGTTTGACGTGGCATCCCTGACGCAGGCAAACCAGCTGCTCATCAGTGCGGGCGAAAACGCAGAGTATTCACGCAAGGTTATCAACGCACTTGGCGATGCAGTTTCCGCAACCGGCGGCGGTAACGCCGAACTATCCCGCATGGCTGCAAACCTGCAGCAGATCGCCAATGTGGGCAAAGCGTCCGCAATCGACATCAAGCAGTTTGCCTATGCGGGCATCAATATCTATCAAATCTTGGCAGATTACACCGGCAAATCGGTGCAGGAAGTCCAGAACATGACCATCAGCTACAACCTTCTTTCGCAGGCGCTTATAGCCGCCAGCGAGGAGGGCGGGCGTTACTACAATGCAATGGACACCCAGAGCCAGACCATGAACGGGCGTATATCCACCCTGAAGGATAACGTCAGCCAGCTTGCAGGGCTTATGACCGGTGACCTTTCTTCCGGCATCGGAGTTGTGATAGGCCACCTGAACGACATGGTTGTCGCAGCGCAGGAAGCCTACAAGGAGGACGGCTGGAAGGGTCTCGGGAACGCAATTCTTTCGCTGGATAATCCCATCAGTGCCATCATCAAAAAGTTTGGGCAGCTTGGGAATGCAGCCGTTAATGCGATGGATAAGGCGAGTTTTTGGCTGAACAAGGCACTGGGCAAAAATGCTTACGCAGGGTACGACAACTACGACGACTACAAGTCAGACAAGCAAAAGCAAAGCAACAGGGACCGGCTACGGCAGAATGCTCTTTCCGGCAAAAGCGTAAGCAACAAAAGCTGGTCCGAGCGACAAGCAGAAGCAGCGGCCGCGAGCGGCGGCAGTTCCATCGTCACAAGCCCTTCCAGTTCCTCCGGCAAGAGCCCCGGCGCAAAATCCAATACCGAAACCGTCATAGCGTCCGTGTCGCACACCGCAACTACCACCGCACAGAACGCGCTTGGCGCCGTGACTACAAGCGTTGAGACCCTGCAGGAGAAGGTAAAGGACGCAGCGGGCAACATCAAAGACCGCGTGACAGAGACCACCACCGAGACCGGTAAAGAGATGGTCAACGGCGTTGCTACTACCTATACGCTTGTGACCAAGAAAGTTACGGACACAAACGGCAAAATAAGCACCACGACCAAGAAGGTCTACGCCGATATGTCCAAGACACTGCTTGGCACCCTGACCACCATTGCAGAAAAGACCTTCAACGGCATCACCACCACAACACAGGAAGCCGTGGAAACCTACGCGGACGGCAGCCAGCACATCAAGACCACCTCCACCGAGACCGGCGAGCGCATTGTGGACGGCGTGCGGCAGACCTACACCAAGGTCATCAGCTACGTTGACGGCGTGCAGGACAAGGTGACAGAGACCGCACAGAACATCGACAAGAGCATCAAGGCGACCCAAAAACGCATTGAAGAGAACCAGAGCAAGGCGCAACAGCAGTTCAACAGCGGTATCTTCAAGCTTGGCAAAAACCTGTACACCGACCTCAAAAATCAGGACTGGGCGGCGCTTGGGCTGGATATCGTCAACATGATGTGGGGCGAGGTGTCACAGGAGCAGCGCGAAGTCCTGTCCGACTGGGCAAACAAGGCGCTGGAAGCCATCAACGAGGCGTATTCCAGCGGCGGTCTGAGCGAGGCGTACAACGCTTTTAAGCAGATCATGTCCAACGGCATCAAAGCAGATGCAAACGGCATTACAACGGACGTTAAGGGCTTGAGTAATGTATTTCAGGATTTGGGCATCAACGTTTCTGACGCCGGAAGCAATATCATGGGCGTGCTGAACACCATTGGCTCCGGCATGGGCAGCTTTGCCCTCAACGCGGGCACGGATATTGCAAACCTCGGCGCGAGCATGGGCAGCCTTGGAACCATCGCCGAGGGCGCAGGCGGGCTGATCGCAAAGGTGGGCAGTCTGATCATGTCGAACCCGGAAGTTGCCGCTATCGTGGCCATTGTGGCGGGTGTGGTGGCGCTGGGCGTTGCGCTGTTTGCAAAGTTCGGCAAGGGCAAGAGCAACGGCGGGCAGGCTGTGAGCCACTACGAAAGCCCCTTTGCCGGGCATGACGTGTACGACAGCCTGACCGAGTTCTCCACCCGGGCAGCCATGCAGCACCGCTATATGGAAAAGACCACCGGCACGGATGCACAGCTGGGCATTTTGCAGCAGATCCGCGATATGCTGGACGAGCACCTGCCGGACATCGGCACCGGTCAGCTGGTCATGGACGGCGAAAAGGTGGCCGACATGATCACACCTCGCCTTGCAACCAACATGGACACCAGCATGGGCGTGTATACCCTGCGGGCAGAAAGGGGTGTTTAAATGGCGATTCACAGCGCAAAGCTGGGCAACTACGACACCCTTGCAACGTGGGGGCTGTACATGAAGGTGGGCAGCCCGAACATTGGGGAGCCCGAACCAGACGAGACCCTTGTGCAGATACCCGGCTCTGACACGCTGCTCAACCTTACTACCTCTCTGGACGGCAAGGTGCACTACAAAAAGCGCTCCATCACCATGGAGCTGCTGTGCACAGCGCCGAAAAAGCTGTGGAAGGTACTGCAAAGCCGCCTGCACAACGCCCTTGAAGGCAAGTGGCTGCAATGCGTGTTTGACGATGATCCATCGTGGTACTGGGAGGGGCTGTGGCACGTCAAATTCGTGCCGGGGCGGCTTTCCGCTACGGTCACCATCACCGGCAGCTGCAACCCGTACAAGTATAACGTCTACGACGGCACGCAAGACATCCGGTGGGATGACATCAACTTTGAGACGGACATCCTGCGGGACTACCGCAGCATTGCACTGCCCGCCAATACGCCGGTGGACGTGGTCATCTACGGCGCACCGCACACCGCGGCGGTCTATTTCCAGCGCGGCGAAAGCGCGGCAAATGTGTCGTTGCAGGTCAACAAGTCCTATGCGGGCAGCCTTGCCAAAACGACCGAGTGGCAGTATCTGGAGGGGCTGGATATCCCGGACGGCGAAAACGTTACCCTGACCTTTACCGCCACCGCTGCAAGCAGCATCACCATCAAGTATCTGGGGGCAAGCCTATGAGCTACAAGATATACGCAGGCACAGGATATACCGCATACGACATGGAGGACAAGGTCTGCATCTATGCGCCCGGCTCTGCGTTGGAGACCACAAAGCTGATCAGCCCCACCCTGACCCGGGAGTTTGGCAAGGCCGGAAGTCTGGAGTTTACCATCCCGCTGGGCAACGTGGCGCACAGTGCCCTGCAAAAGCTGAAAACGGTGATATCCGTGGAACAGGACGGAAAGGAAATCTGGCAGGGCCGGGTCATGAACCACGAGCAGGATTTTCTGCTGCGGCAGAAGGTGTACTGTGAGGGCGAACTTGCCTACCTCAACGACACCGATGTGCCGCCCTACACCGCCAAGGACGTGACCATCCGGCAGTTTCTGGACTTTCTCTGTGACAACCACACGAAGCTTACCGATGAGTACAAGCAGTTCTATATCGGCAATGTAACCGTGGAAGAACAGCGGCGGTATGTTCCGGTAGCCGAAAAGTGCTATATGGAGCTGGACTATGCGGCCAGTAGCCCGGATGCAGACGGAGACTACCGTCAAGATTGGGGGCTGTACTCCAAAAACGAAAACCGGCTCATTGAAATATTCTCAACAGTATTTTCCGACTATGAGGACGTGCAGACCCCTCCAGAAAAGAGCTGGACACTAAACGAGATCAAGACCAGAGAAGACTATCTCATCTGGCGCACAGGAGACAACCAGTTCACCCTCCGCCGGAACGCGGTCTCTCAGGGAAGCAAGACTTACGATGCAGAGCAGACCATTGTAAATCCTTCCATCACCACGCCGATAGAAACCTATAAGTTTGACGCCACCATAAAGGTGACCAAAAAGGACACCGAATCCAAAACGTACAGCATCAAGACGGAAAAAGACGGCACGGTCAACGTGTACGTCGGCGGGGAAAAGTCCGCAGACTACACCCCGCAGCTTGTGGAGGAGCTGCACGGCTTCGGCGACGGCAAGAACTACGGCAAAACGTGGGACATCCTGCAAAGCGAGCTTGTGGATGTGTACGGCGGCTACCTGTGCCCGCGCCGCGAAGTGATAATGCCAGACTTGGATATAGCCGTCAGGCAGCTGGACTATGTACAGGATGCAACAGAACGCAATACGCAGGGCATCACCTTCGGCACGAACCTGCTGGACTTGACCAGCTACGTCAAGGCAGAGGATATTGTCACCCGAGTAATCGCCATCGGCAAGAAAAAAAGCGGCTGGTTTTTGTGGGAAACCACCAATACTCTGACCGCCACCGCCAACGATGAAACTGCCCAGAAGCTTTACGGACTTATCACCCGGTATATTGTGCTGGACGGCACGGCCAACACACAGCAGTCCCTGCAGGACGAGGCCGACATGGAGCTTTGCAAGCACTTACGCCTTGCGGACGGCATCACGGTAAAAGCCGTAGACCTGAAGGACGCGGGCGTGGACGTGGAGCGCATCGCTTTCGGCAAGCTGACGCACATTATTTCCGCGCCCCATGGCATTGATGTGTGGATCAATTGCAACAAGCTTGTGGAGCCGCTGGATAAGCCCGCAAAAAAGGAGTTTACCTTCGGCAAAAAGTTCTCAAGCATATCCGATCTGCAGGCGCTCAGCGCCCGCAAAGCAACCACCGCGTATGACCTGAGCCGCACGCTCAAGGGGTACGCATCTAATGTGCAGTCTTATGCGCTGCAAACGATGGAGGCAGACGATGAAACCGTTTAAAGAAGTAATTGACGGCATCCGCAAAGCCGTCATGGCATCCGAGGTGCGCGAGGATCTCGCCCAGATGGGCGAGTATGTGGAGCAGTTCTCCAACACGGCGGGTGAAAACATCCAGAAAGCCATCGACCCCACCCTCTCCCTCTCCGGCAAGGCGGCGGATGCAAAAGCTACTGGAGATGCGGTTGGTCAGCTAAAGGAAGGTTTAGTTAATACTAACAACTTTGATGCCGTTGTTATATTTAAGGATTCAAAATTACCAAACGTAACCAACAATGGATTTACCGTTGTTGGTTCTTCCGGCTTTTTTCTTACAAGCCTTTCAAATCAACGTAGAATCGAATATAACTTCTCTGATATTGCGTCTGAACTCCCTGATGTCACAACGTGGAATGAGAGTACAAAAACATTTACTTTGACTTTAGGAAGTGAACAGCAATTCGGGGTTGACCTTTTGACTGGAAAAGTACAAACAGCGTCAACTGTTAATAAACGTTCAACCAGTTTCTTATCTCTATACTGGGTTTATTATAAGCAATATGGCGGTAAAATTTTTGAAGATTGCGCAGCACACTATGCGGAACTTGTCAATCCATTATCAAATACAGTGCGCTTTTTAAGTGCGCGCGATTTTGATGTAATACTTACAAACAGTACAAAAATAGAACGTATGGACGCTAACGGATTTGCTTTGACAGGCGATAATGTGTTATATATCGCAAACTTTAAAAATAAAAGCCGGATAACGTATACGTTCGAGGATATTGCTGCTAAAATTGGTAGCACTTATGCATTGTGGGATGCAGACAGTAAAACATTTAGCATAAACCTTAATGGCGGTGAAAAACGATTTGGGTTTAATTTGGATAGTATGTCCTTTGAGGTTCAAAATACACTTAACGCTAGATCGGATAATTTTGTTGTTTTGTATTGGGTTTATTATAAGAAATATGGCGGTAAAATTCTCGAAAGTTATGCTACAAGCGACTATAACGATAAAAAAGACAGTTATCTGCTATCTGATGAATTTCAAAGAGAGGATTTCAACGCTTCTTATCACACAGGTGCAAAAGATTTTTACACAGTCTGCAAAAGATATTCTTCACTGTTTAACGGAGATGAAATAAATAATGTTGTGACAGTCAATCGATGCGAGGCGTTCTTATGGTTTACAGACCCACATCTCTTTACTGCGCATACTGACATTGGTAGTGAACCTATGATGGAAGAGTATGTTTCGCAAATTCAAAAATACTATAACAGCACGCCAACAAGCTTCGTTTTGTGCGGTGGAGATTGGCTTGGCAATAGCGATGTCCCAGAAATGGCTTGCTATAAGATGGGCTATATTGACGGCATCCGTCGATCAATGTTCGATAAACTCTATATGTTGGTTGGGAACCATGACACGAACTATCAAGGCAAAAAAGATGCTAATAGCGAAAAATATACAACGCGTTTAAGCCGGGTGGCTATTCGTAATTTGTGGTACAGAGATACAGGACGTGCCTACTACGATTTCAATGGAGTAAACACTCATTTTTACTGCTTCGATACCGGCATAGAGAATCAGGCGCTTACCTACGATAACAATTACGGATACGAGCAGGCGGCATGGTTCGCTGAAAATCTAACGAAAAAGCAATACGACCATGTGGCAATCGCTGCGCACATCTATGCTTACCGTGCGATTCCAGACGGTGCTGTACCGGATGACGTACAGCCTTTGACAAGGCTGCTGCTGCAAATTTCTTCTGCATATAACCGGAGAAGCGAAATTAGCGTGAATGAAAAAAACTATAATTTTGCTGATGCTACAGGACGGGTGGAATTTATGTTGGCTGGTCATAGCCACGCCGATTATACGCTTGTTGACAGCGGTATCCCGATTATTGCCACTCTTGATTGCGGCAATAATCAGAGTTATAAAGCTGATTGCTCGTTTGATTTGGTATTTGTGGATTACGATAATCGCAAAATTAAATGTATAAGGGCTGGCGTTGGAGAAGACCGTGAAATAAATTTGGATAGCTAAAGAAAGTTTTTATCTAATCTTAAAAACAAAAAAAGGAGTCTCAAAATGCTGCACACCATCCTTAACTTCCTCGCTTCCCTCTTCTCCGCCTTCTCCCGAGCGGCAGATGCCTCTACTTCTGACCCGGTGTCCACCGTGGACACCCAAAGCGCTGCTCCTCCCGGCTGGGATGGCGCACCACCCTACCGATACATTGACGTGAGCCGGTATCAAGGCAAAATCACCCTCGACGGCTGGCGCAAAATTAAGGCGGCGGGCTACAAGGGGGTCATGCTCAAGACGGTATCCACCAACAGCAAGCTGAGCAAACGCAAGGACGGGCTGTACGTCGACCCGAAATTTGAGACCAACTACCGCAACGCCCGGGCTGCCGGGCTGGACGTGGGGGTCTACTACTACACCTACGCCACCAGCGAGGCGATGGCTGATGCAGAGCTTGCCCTTGTGCGGCAGGCGGTCTACGGCAAGGAGCTTACCATGCCCCTCGCGGTGGACGTGGAAGAAAACAAGCTCAAGCCCATGAGCACCCTCGACCTCACCAACCTCACCGCCTACGCGCTGGAGCAGGTGGAGAAAATGGGCTTTTACGCCCAGCTGTACACCTACACCGGTTACAAGTACGAGCTGGACATGGCTCGGCTGTCCTCTCGGTGGGACGTCTGGCTGGCCGACTACACCGGCAAGACCCCGAAGGTAAATTTCAAGTACAATGCCCATCAGCACACCAGCAAGGGCAACGTGCCGGGCATCATGGGCAACGTAGACCTCAACGTCACTACCCTCAACTATCCCCGTATCATCAGAAAGAAGGGCCTGACCCGTCTTCGGGAGGGCAAATGACCGAAAAAGAAGCTTTGCTGTGGGTGCTGGGCATCCTTGGCAGTGTGTGCGCTGCAGCGATTACGCTGGACAAGGTGCTGGACATCATCCACAAGTACATCAAAAAGGCACAAGCGCCGGACGCAGCACAGGACAAGCGTCTTGACGAGATGGAAAGGCGCATCGGTGCGCTGGAACAGGGACAGCTGCAGCATGGTGCTGCCCTGACCCGCGACCTTGAGCGATTTACCGAAATCGACGAGGTGAACCGCCTGACGCTTGAAGCCGTCCGTGCCCTGCTGGAATCGCAGCTGACCGGAAACACCGTGGCAGCCATGCAAGCCAGCAAGGCGAAAATCGACAACTACTTAATGGAAGGAGTAACCAAGCATGGAAACACTGGTAACTAAGCTTTTGTCTGTTCTCCCCGCATGGGCGGCGCTGCTGCTGATGATGGGCGGGTTCGTTTTCTACGCCTTGGGCGGCATCCGTCTGGGCTACGGCGCAGCGGTCAAGACGCTGGTGCTTGACCTCATCGACCAAGCGGAGCGAGAAATTCAGGGCACGAAACGCGGAGCAGAGCGCAAGGCGTGGTGCGTCAAGATGCTGCGCACTTATCTCAATAACAGCCGGTGGGGCAAGCTGGTCAGCTGGGCTATCACCGAAGAGACCATGAGCAAGGTAATTCAGTTTTTCTTTGACCGCATGAAAGCGGCACTGCAAAAGCAGTAAGGAGGATATCATGGCAAGCACTACATACGACCATTTTGTTGACGTCAACAAAATGTACGCCGCACAAGAGCAATTTCGGCACGTCACGAAAATGGTCTGTGGACGTTTTCGCGACCTCACGAAAACATACCATCTCGGTAACGTCCCTGTAATGGTGCGCAACGCCGGACAGCTGCCGCAGCCTTTTTGGCTCGGTACTGCCTGTGGCGGCGGCTCGTGTAGTGCTGCCCGCTGCGCTGCAAGGACTTGACCGACAGCAGATAACCGCCGCGATCAAAAGCGCACCGCTTGGGAGGGTAGACCGTAAGATAGCCTTACTGCGGTACGTTGAGCGGCTCCCGCTGCCGGACATTGCAGCACAGACGCATTACAGCCGGACGGCGGTAGGCTACCGGCTGAAAGGCATTGAAAAAATGCTGGATGTGTGATATAATAATCATGAGCAACGAATTAGCTTTGGGCTTCTGCTCAGGCAATTCAAAAGCGGCAGGCTTTCGGGTATGCCGCTTTTCTTTTTGTGCGGTTCCGCTCTTGATTTTAGACTTCGCCGTTTTGGCAACATAAAAAATCCCCTGCTTTGCCAAAGCCCTGCGTTCCACGCGGGGTACTTTGTAGGCAAAGTGGGGGATTTTGTCTTATTCGCACTAGTTTTGTCGAAAGGCTTGCCGTGGAAGCTGAAACGTGATATTTTATTTTTGTTTCCAATGTGAAGCCCTTAACAGTTAAGCGCTCATGCGGATTTTTCCGTGTGGGCGCTTTTCTTTTTTTGTCCTTCGTTTGACGCTCGTTGTCTCTCCCGGTGTGGCATTCTGGTATGATAACCGCAAAAGGAGGGGCGCTCATGTGGCACAAGTTCAACCCAAACCCGCGCGGCAGCAGCGTCGGAGACTGTGCAGTGCGAGCCGTTGCAGCTGCCACCGGGCAAAGCTGGGAGCAGGCGTATGTAGGGCTTGCCATGATGGGCTACGCGTTGGGCGATATGCCAAGCGCTAACCGCACATGGGGTGCGTACCTCCAAAAGCGCGGATTTAAGCGCCGCCTTGTCGAGGCAGACTGCTCCACCTGCTACACCGTGGAGGATTTTGCAAGGGAGTACCCGCGCTGGATCTACGTTCTGGGCTGCTCTGGTCACGTTCTGGCTGTGGTCAACGGCGAGTGGTGGGACAGCTGGGACAGCGGCAGGGAGTGCCCGATTTTTTACTGGTACAAGGAGGACTAAGCGATGCCATACATTCCATACGGATATCAGCCCGGCTATTATGGGCAGGCAATGCCGGATCAGCTTGCACAGCTTCGGCAAAACGCATACCAGCCGCCGACAATGCCCGGTCAGGCTGCGCAGCAGGCGGCGCCGTCCATCATCTGGGTGCAAGGCGAGGAGGGAGCCAAGGCGTACATGGTTGCCGCCGGGAACAGCGTTTTACTGATGGACAGCGAAAACAGCGCTTTTTATATCAAGAGCACCGATGCAAGCGGGATGCCGCTGCCTCTCAGGACGTTTGATTACAAGGACCGCCCCCCAGCCGCAAAAACGCCCCCACAAACGGCGCAGCAGCCCGGCGTGGAGTTTGTCACCCGGGCAGAGTTTGACGCTCTTGCAGCCCGCTGTGCGGCTCTGGAAAAGCAAGAGACCCCAAAAACTGAAACGGAGGTCAAATAACTATGTCGAATCCTCTTTTTAACGCACTGGGCGGCGGTATGCCCTCCATGCCAAACCCGATGGGTCAGTTTGGGAAGATGATGCAGCAGTTCCAGCAGTTCCGCGCAAACTATCAGGGCGACCCGAAAGCAGAGGTGCAAAAGCTGCTTCAATCTGGCAAAATGTCGCAAAACCAGCTCAACCAACTGCAGGCGATGGCGCAGCAGTTTCAGCAGTTCCTTCCCCATTAAACGTCTTTCCAGACAAAGCCTTTACAAGACTTAATCCTACCTTTTGCGCAGTTGATGATTGTACAAGGCTTACATCCGTAAGCTCTGGCAGCTTCGGAATACCCACTCCACACCTTCATAAAGTCACCAGATTTTGTGTATTGGGCAACCGGTTTGCTCAATGGGTTCAAAGACCCAGTTCTACCACGCATATTAGAATCGGCACGAAGCCCTGTTGCAATTGCGTGTTGCGTATTCCCCTTGCGAGAAATCCATTCGAGATTTCCAACAAAATTATTGCTCTTGTTTCCGTCAATATGATTTACACAAGGCAGATTTTCTGGATTTGGAAGAAATGCACTTGCAACAAGAACGTGAACGGACTTGTTTTTCTTTCCCGATTTATTGCAGAGCATTACCGTTTTATATCCGCTTTTATGGCTTTTGAGAACAAGATTCTTAGATTTTCCGGTGTGGTTATAATTCATGCTTTTTACGTTTCCACAATCGCTCACTTCATATAATCCTTCGTATTCAGGAACAGGTAACCAATTCTCCATAAAAACCTCCGTATAGCATGGTGGATTTATCTGTTTCTATTATACCACAAAAATACAATATCTGCGCAGATTTGTATAAAAAATTTTGAAAGGAGCTTACTATGAGCTTATCTACCGATTCTCCTATGATGACTATGCCGGTTCAGCCTGCAAATACCTGTTCTAATGGTGGTTTTGGCTGGGGTGACGGCGGCTTGCTCTGGATCATCATCTTGTTCCTGTTCGCCTTCTGCGGCGGCTGGGGCGGCAACTGGGGCGGCAATGGCAACACCGGTGCCGGCGTCGTTGATGGCTACGTCCTGACCTCCGATTTTGCAAACATCGAGCGCAAGATGGATGGTATCAACAACGGCATGTGTGATGGCTTCTACCAGCAGGCGCAGCTTGTCAACGGCACCAACATGGCAATGGCCAACGGCTTTGCACAGGCTGAGCTTTCCCGCAGTAACCAGCAGGCGGCTCTCATGCAGCAGTTGACTGCCATGCAGATGCAGGCCGCTGAGTGTTGCTGCGAAAACCGTGCAGCTATCGCCCAGGTGCGCTACGAC